GTTTGTTCCACCAGTATTATGATCCATCCAGTATACAAAATTAGATTGTCTGTATATTACATCTGGGTAGAAGATACTATCTCCTTGTGGCCCTTTTGCGTTACTGTTGACTGAAAGGTTTGCCAATCATTGTAGAACAGCGGATGTTCTTTGTCCATTTGCATCTGCACTAAAACCAGATAATGCACCAGATGTATCGTAAACAACTATGTGTATCTCGTCTAGTGTTCCTCTATCATTATTAGATGCGTAGTTTGAAGTGCCTGGTTCTGCATCAAATAAATCGTAGAACCTCCATCTTCTTCGAATGTTTGTTCCACTTGATATTGTACTTTGTAGTCCAGCACCATTTACGTCATCTTTAAGTTTAATAACTATGGTATCTGCACTTCCACTATCATTTACAGAAGTAACTTCATATTCGAAACCATCTGTTTCACCAAAGTTCACTAAGTCACCAACACTAAACACACTTGCATCAGTAACAGATATTGTGGTCTGTCCCTCAGCTTCTTCTGCACTTGTTGTTGTGACTGCATTTTGTGAATAATTGTTTGCACTAGAACATATTGAAACTCCTAGTGAGTTACCATGTGTTCCAGCAGTTCTAGATGCCCATTCACCGACTGAACCTTGTCCGTCACCAAATGCTTCTAGATAGTGGTCTGTATTTCTTATGAGTAGTCCTGTACTACCAGCGGTTGCGTTTAGGATGCCAGATTCTACTCTTACTACGTTGAGTTGGTTTGTATACTGCAAGAAGTTTGCAGCTGTGAACCACCACTCATATTGGTTACTTGTAGTTTGAGGTTTACCAAATATCTTTACCAACTGTTCCTCTGAAGATATATTCGTTACTTCAGAAACAGGCCCTTTTTCGAAAGGACACGCAATTGCACCGATTGATGTTGCAACTGCTGGTACGACATTCGTTAAATCTACTTCTTTGACTTGAACGCCAGGAGAAACTAAAAATGCCATGTTTTTCTACTCCCTCTATTAAATTGAGATTATTTCCTAATATTTATAAAAAACAACATTCTAAAAACTAAACCTTTATATTCAGAAGTTATAAATATCACTATGAATCAACATTATAACAAATATAAAGAAACTATCAAAAAAGTTGCAAGGCGACACAGATTGTTAAAAGATAAGTGGATTGCTGATTATTTGATGTCTAACTCCTGTTCACATTGTGGTGAGTCTGAACTCATATGTTTACAGTTCTATCCAGATGACAGAAAGATACGAGCCCTGTCTAAAAGAACTGAGGATAAAACTGAAGTACTGGAGTATATATCAAAAAACGAAATTGTATGTAGAAATTGTTTTCAAAAATTAGATTCGGATATTATAGGAGAATAAAATATGAGTAATTGGATGACTGACCAAGATAACTTAAATAAGTTAAATGTTTCTGGAAATGAAGTTCCAGAAACCCTATTCCAATGGTTGAAAGATGTTGCACTTGAAGCAAAGAAAAATGGTAAAGACTATCGTAGTAAACTCGCTGGTCAACTATCAGAAGAATATGAAATAAAAGATAGAAGTGGAGAATTTGAAAGTTGGTTAGCAACTTGTTCCACAACTGGAAACGTATATCAATCATGGAGAGAAATGGTTGTGTTAAATGAAAATGCACCTATAATGTTAAGTAACTTGTGGGTAAACTATCAAAAGAAACATGAGTTCAATCCACTACACACCCACTCTGGGTTTGTTTCATTTGTAATATTCATGAGTATACCCTATGACCTACAGGATGAGGAAGATATGTTCAAGGAGGCGAACAATAAACAAGCATCAAAGTTTGCATTTTTCTCACCAGACCATAGATATCCAGGCGGTATAGATTTGGTTAGTCTAAACGTAGATAAAAGTTATGAGGGAAAAATGATAATGTTCAAATCATCACAGGTGCATGGTGTATATCCATTCTACACAAGTAATGACTATAGAATTACTATATCCGGCAATTTAACTTTTAGAGTTACCAGTTAGAGTTATAGTTCCTTACTATAGGATTCCACTTAGTACCATACTCGTCAACCATTTCACCTATGTTTTCATCTTCCAGTCCGTTTACAACGAAACCAAAGGGGGCCATGTCCTGTTCTAGTTGATCTTGTTGGTCTTTGAACATTTGTTCTCTCACATCATTGTTGGTAAGTTCTTTAAAATATGTTTGGTCTGTCGCCCAACCAAATATAAACATACACGCAACTAAGTCATCATTACAACCATCATCTGCTTCAAAGGATGACCCTTTAACTATAAATGTAGACAATTCATTGATACAGTCAAAATCCTCAACTATTATCTTATCACTCTCTAATAGTTGTTTTAGATTAGAACACCCAATCTTCTTAACTGCTTTAGTAGTTCTTACACCCAACTGGGCTCTACCACCAGAGAAACCACCACCCATGATTTGACCAGCACGACCCCTCATAGATGCCATAACTAGATTATCATACTCCATGTCAAACTGCATTGCATTTGCAACCTGTTCTCCAATATCATTTACCTCTATAAGAACAAACGCAAGATTGTATGCTCTCGCAACATGATATATTTTTTGTGGAAACAATAATGGTTTGATTTCATTATCTCTAAACTTTGCAACTACACGATAAGGAACTTGTGTTACATCAAAAACAATATACGCAGAGTAATCATTTTTAGTTCCCCTTGATACGTCTGCAACCATAAAGTATGTGTGGTCTTTTTTTGGTTGTTCGTATATTTCCAGACCAGCGTTAGACTGTAGTGGTGTCTTATACGCAAGTGTTCTAAGTTTGCGTGGTGTGATGAGTGTATCAATAGAACCAAGAAACTCACATTCAAATTCTGTTTGGAACTGTTGTTCACTTGTATTTGCGATTGTTTCTTGTTTCCACTTGTCATCACGACCAGGCACTTCACTCCAATGCACTTCTATTGGTATATAAGTGTTCCTCTTCTCCTCTGCATCTGTCCAGAGTTTATAGAACATATTCATACCATGTGGTGTGGAAACTATCATAACCTTTGTAGACTTACCAGACGATATTGTAGGATACACAGAACTAAAGAATTGTTCTGCAACATTTGATGGTACATAAGCAAACTCGTCTAAGAATATGATGTTGTAACTTCCACCCCTTACAGCACTCGCAGAAGTGGAGGAAGCGAGTATTTTAGACCCATTCTCCAATTCTAGTGAACCTTTGTTCCATGACATAACTCCCTGTTGTAACCACTTCGGTAGATGTTCGTATGCAAGTTGCAGTCGTCCTAACAAATCTCTTGCAGTTGCAGCTTTGTTTGCAAGTATCGCTATATTAACACTTGGGTTGAAAAGTGAGTAGTGTAGTAGGTAGGATATCATAGTCGTGGATTTACCAGACTGTCTGGGTAACTTACAGATTGTAAAACGATTTTTATGAAATGTACCCACCATCTCCTTTTGGAAGGGGTACATCTTAAATGGTATTAAACCCTCGTCTAGAGATACAATTCTGACATAGGTTTGTATGAAGTAGAGTGGGTCTTCCATACATCGTGCGTATTCTTGGAGTTGTTTCTTTGTCCACTCCTGTTGAACATTCGCCTTTTTTAGGTTTGGATTACCTAGATATGTGAACTCATTGGTCTGCATGAAAACTGAACCACCCTGTTATTATAGACTTTTCGCCTTCGTAATTTGTAACACCCCTGTGAGTATGTGTCCAAGCTGCAGGCCATATTATTGTTAGTCCTTTTTCACATGGTGTTGTAGTTTTCTGATACCAAAATTCTGTACCAGCGTTATCTAAAGTATTTAGATAAGTCATGAAAGTTAAGTGTCTGTATAAAGATTTACCGATACCACCATTCTCCATGTGCCACTTGTAAAACCCATCACCAGGCATATAGTGTTGTATCTTTATATTATTGTCATTTAGACTGTAAACACCAACCTCATCACAAAACGGATATCTCTCCTTATATAAATTTAAACAATCACTCAAATGGTCTAGGTAATTTGATATTTTTCCAAATTCATTTGGTGGTACATACAAATCTTTACATTTTTTCCACTCTGGGTTTAATCCACGACCACACTCACCATCTACCAATTTATCTTGTTCTGAATTAAGTACGTCAACTACACTATCACACACTTCTTCGGGCATATACCAACCACCGATAAAAGTATTATTGTCTATTTCATATTCTCTCATTCACTTTTTCCTTTTAACATTTTTTGTAGTTCAGCCGTAGAACCAACAAATAATGCGTTGGTAACATTCTTGGGTGCAGAGTTTGGAACTTCTTTGAGTTTTTTCATCTTCTCCTGTAGGTCACCAAGTTTCTCTGTGACCTCTGCAACTTGTTTGATTAGATTACCAGCAACTTCATAACCTCTAGGGTGGTCAGACTCTTTTGCAACATTCAGTATTCCCTGTATTGCATCTTGACCTTTTTCTATTAGATTATAAAAGTTATCTCTTTGATATTTGTAATCTGCATCAACATCATCTAAGTCATCAGATGGTTTGGGTATAGGTTCGCTGACAACAACTTCTTTTGATGTAGGTTCTGAAACTCCTAGAACCTCATTGAGTATGTCATCTGCATCTTTCATAACTAATCATTGGTTGATGTCTTGTCCGTACCAGCTGGTTGAGTTGTATCTCTATCCTTTGCATCTTGAAAGAAAGATACAGTTTCACTAAAACCAAAATCGTCATCAGAGTCGGCAGAAACTGGGTCTGGTGTAACTGTGTATCTCTGTTCTCTCTTTGGTGATTGGTCTTGTAGATTTGCATATTGGTCAACTTGTACAGTTTTGATAACTTTTGCAGAAGTAACAGGGCCGTATAGATAAAACTTTGCTGTAAAAGCGAGTGTATAGATAATGGCTCTTCTATCTGCATAATCACCACGATAACTATCTTCATAACTTATACTGTTAAGAACAATGGGTATATCTCTTTTAACACCCATGTCTGCCATGTCATTTATTGTAAGTGTATAGTCTGGTTGAAAGAAAGGCACTATCTGTTCTATTATCTGTAAAGCATCATCTGAGTTTTTTGCCATTGCATATAGTTCCATGTCTAGGTTATATGGAACAGGCATAAACTGTGAGACTAATTTATTAGAATCGTCAGAGGCAGTTTTAACTTTCTTAAACTTCTGCACACGATTTAGTTTTCTTGCTGGGTCATATGCAAGGTTCTGTATCTCAAAACCTAATCGTGGTAATGTGATTGCAACCTTTGTATTTAAGTTTGCATCTGCATCTAATCTAGATAACCACTTTTGTTTCGGCCCGTATGCGAGTGGAACTTTCATTGTCTGTGTAACAGTACCACTGTTATTTTTTCTTACTAAATTTATATTATTAAATAGTGTACCAAATGAAATAATGACTTTTCGCATTGTCTCATGGTAAAATTGTTGTCCTAACATTATTTTCCTCCAGCATCACCAAATGGATTTGTTTCTGAGAAATCCAGAACATCATCGTCCAGTTGATCAAATAGTTCATTTTGTGCAGAC